CCCTGAGTTTCTCAACTAATGAGAATTGTTCAGGGAGTCTGACATCAAGAGCGCGGTAGCCTTTTTTAATATATCCCTTTCCATTTCAACGCGTTGAAGTCTTTTCTTCAACTCACGTATTTCAATCTGCTCAGGTGTCATGGGTGAAGCTATGGGTGATTTTCCCGCTCGCTCTTCTTTCAGTTGTCGAACCCATTTATCCATCGTGGATTTGCCGACATTCATCGCAGTGGCAGCGGCGGCAACGGTGTAATGCTGATCGAGTACAAGCTGGGCAGCCTCGAGGCGAAACTCGGGGCTAAAATTGCGTCTGTTACGTCCGGTCATAATGTCACCTGTTTTGACTATGAGGTGATGATATCACCTCTATTCAGGTGGCCAAATTCACTATGCCACTACACACCGAATGCAAAAAATCGCAGGTATATTTCTGCATCTGTGGAGGGAGAAGAGGATTTAGATTGTATGTGCGTATAAACGTCACCGTTTAGCGCAGAAGTTACCGCCAAGTGTCAAGTCTGCGGTGACTTAATTAAACAGCATACTAAGTTATATAATACTAATATCATAAATATTAATTATTTTAACCATTCATAATCGTGACCATTATTAAGTCACCAAATGCATTTATTATCGATGATATGATTATAATGATAACACCCCATAGAATATTCCTTGATACTGCACGACCTTTTTCAGAGGTTGAGGTGACGCTCCCATCTTGTTGTACCGAACCAAAACTAAATGCTTCTCGCCTTGACAGGTAGATACCTTCTGCAAAAAGCGGAGAAAGAGTAAGCAATGTGCCAATCATTATGCCTAAACATCCGAATCGGGGAAGAAGTGACCAATCATTTTCTATATATGCATATATGCAACCACATATCATTAGCACCAACCAGAAGGCAACCATTAGCTTCTTGTTTGCAAGCCATTTTAAATAAGGATCAAGCAGATGTTTATCATCTTTGCTTATTTTCGTTGTCATATAGCCTCTATTATTCAAAGTGTATTATATCTTAACAATAAATAACTCAGATTTAAGTGAATGCTCGAGTTTAGCAATTCTTCCCCTCCTTCTATATTTTTGCTACCTACGGTATCCAATAGCTTACCTACCCAGCCTCTTGCAAAATTGGTGACGAATCATAACCGGTTCGGATTACATCTAGTACTCTATATCAGTTAATTTATAAATAACTTCGCGTTGCTCTATGCAAATTAATACAATCAATTCTTGCGTAAGTGCCTCCACCTGATCCAGTTATCGTCCTACCGCAATTGGGATTTTATGTGCACTGTATCCCAGTAAAAATTATGAATACATTATAGACAACAGAAATAAAAAACCCAGAGCCAACTGGGTTCATATGATATTTTTTTGTTATTTCCAATTGCAAGACTGTGAAATTTTTTCCACAACCTTATCAATCTCAGACAAGTCAAACTCAACTACTTGCATAGTTGATCCATAAGGTTCAAACCCAAAAATAGCTTTTTTATGCTTAGCCAAGGTCTTTATAAATTGTATTGGTTGTGGAGCAAATGCAGAATCACCGCCTTCCCCACCTCCCCAAACACTCTTGACCGGCTTTCCGCCATCTAACCGTACTGTAATTCTTGGGTTGTCCGAACCCATATAATCATTGAATGATAAATAGACATCTGTTTTGTTATCACTACAACGCAACACCAGTGAAGTTGCACGATCAGTACCTGCTTTGTTATATGAATCTGGTGATAAATTAAGAGCCACAAAGTCAGTCTGATCAGTCATTTTATTTATCTCAGACTTTGTTATCCACGGCCCTAACTTCTCTACACCAGCATTTGCTGTAAACGAGGCACTTATAACAAAGGCTAAAATAAATTTTCTCATAACCCTATCTCCTTGGATTCAAAGAACTAAATATTATCAAGTCTCTTGCCACTAGAAAACCCACTTTATTTCCAAACTCTGATGGCATTCCTGAAAATCCGCTTCATACTCACTTGCCCCGCCCTATCATCCTGAGTAGCTAACCGTTAAACAAACGTTCGCCAGACCTTACCATCAACGACCAGGATTCCTGCCCGCGCCATTTTAGCCGCAGCCTGATTTATGCTGGTTACGGTTGCGCCTGTTACCGCGGCAACGTCCTGCGCACAGAAGTTCTTATGAGTCCCCAGGTAATGAATAATTGCCTCTTTGCCCGTCATACACTTGCTCCTTTCAGCCCAAACTTCGCTTTGATTTCTGCGATCTTCGCCAGAGCCTGAACACGATTAAGCGGTCTCCCGCCCATGACAGGAAGTTGTTTTACTGGTTCAGGTATCGCCTCACCACGGTTAATTCGCGCTGTCATACAGGCCAGTTCATCGGCAGCCTTGCGCCGTAATTCCGCATCAGTCAGCGCATTGGCCCGCATGTTCTGATACAGGTTGGTAACCAGCCAGTAGTGCGCGTTTGATTTCCACGGATAAGACTCTGCATCCGGATACAGGCCACGTTTCCGGCAATACTCGTAAACCATATCAACCAGCTCGCTGGCGTTTGGCAGCCCGGCGGTAACGGATGCTTCTTCCCGGCACCAGGCAACAAACTGCCCGGGTGATGGCAGGAATGGTCGATTCTGCCGACGGGCTACGCGCATTCCTGCGTTAACCTGTTCCATCGTGGTGATCCCGTTTTCCCGGAAAGCCAGAACCCACTGGCGGCGGATTTCGTTCAGTTCGTTCTGGTCCCGGTTAGCCAGGCTCGCCGGGAAAGTTGCCAGTAACTGGCTGAACACACCATTGATGATCTGCGCTACCTGCTGTACCTGCGGCTTTTCGTCGTACTGTTCCGGCATGTTGTTGGCGATCCGACGCATCTGCTCACGGTCAAAGTTAATCATCTGTGCGGCGATGTTTTTCATAGATCCACCCCGTAAATCCAGTCTGTGTTTGTCAGGTCGAGTTTTGGTTTGCTAGCTGTCACGCCTGCCTGTTGCTTGTTACGGTTGATTTCGAGTTGGGTCCACTTGTCGCGGAGTTTGGCCGGACTTAGCACGTTACCGGACCAGAAGTTGTCCTGGCATGCCCAGCGGAACAGTACACACATATCGCGGTGGTTACGTCCGTCACGTTCACGCATCAGGCGGATATCGTTAGCCCACCCTGCAAAATTCGGTTTTCTGGCTGATGGCGCGATGGTCTTCACCATGTCAAACATCCACTCTGCGGCGGTCAGGTCTTCTGCTGTCCCCCACTTGCTGCCGCTCTGAATTGCAGCATCCGGTTTCACCACAGGAAGATCGTTTTCTGGCTGGTCAGAGGATTCGCCAGAATTCTCGGACGAATAAGGTTTTATATTGTCTTTTGTTAGTTTGTCTTTTGTGTTTACCTGATTCGGGTAAGTGCCTTTACCTGATTTGGGTAAACTTTTCTTACCTGATTCAGGTAAATTTACCTCTTTCAGGTAAACTTTATTTTTCTTACCTGATTCGGGTAATGTTGACCATTCACTGACCACATTATTAATGCCTATATTCCGCCCGCTCTGAATAAAAATCCCACGCTTTACCAGAACACTTTTTGCAGCAGAACACTTGTGCGGCAATATCCCGGTCAACTCGGAAAGTTGCTCGTTGCTCACCCAATCCAGTTTTTTATTAAAGCCATATGTTTTGCGCATGACAGCCAGGAAGACCAGAAGCTGGTGCTGTGTTAATCCGGCCAGCATCACAGCTTCCAGCAACTCATTTGCAATGCGCGTATAACCATCATCGAGATCTGCCACGCGCGGCTCCTTTTGTGCCGCATCCGGCACTGGAAAATTGAATATCTCAGCAGTGTTTGCCATAATTCCTCCCGCAATGAGTGCGTTACGATTTGCACCTGAAAGTCGGTTCTGTTCCAGCAGACCGGCTTTCGCCATTTCTGAACATGTCATATTGCCCCCAGCATGGTGGTGACCATCGCCATCAATGGACCTGCCAGATCCGGGTCCACTCGAAACATCGACACAATGCCTTCACTCATCTCCTTCAGTTTCTGGTGGCGTGGTGCGTTGAGAATGACAGCCTGTTTTGCCTCACTGAGTTCCTTTTCCATTTCAGCCAGCCTAGCCATGAAGCTATCCTGCTCAACCAGGTGGCCGCGATATTCCAGCGGTAGTACAGCCAGAATTGCCGGGGTCAGTTCACGCACGTTATTTCGGTATTTTTCAGAATCGAATTTGTTATCGAGGAAGCGGAACAGCTTCTGGCGTGCACGGCTGACATCATCAGGGAAATCGATGGTGCCGCCGCCCTGCTCCCGATACTCATTCACAATGAGTGTGGCAACGACATCCTGATTATCTACAGCCGACCAGGCGCGGACGGCATCACGGATTTTTTCGTGGCCTGGCACCTGTTTTGTTTGAGAACGATTTATCACCGCAGTCGGGCTAAATCCGCTAGTCTGTTGGTATGTAAGTGGTTGCATAATTGACTCCTTTAGTTTGAATTGACTGTTAAGTTGATTGCTTATTGTTAAAGAGCGTGAAATGGAAATTTAAGCTGCGTTCTTTTCGGTGTGTGGAAACAACTTCGGAAGATCCGGGCGAATCTGGTATGCCTTCACTACTCCACCAGTAGCCGTAACAATGCTGCCGACATGTTCAGGGGATACCTTTGCTTTGTTGTGAAGCCACTTATAGACGGCCTGCTGTGAAACTTCGCAAGCAGCGCCCAGTTTCTTTTGTGAACCAACGATATTGATCGCTGTTTTGATAGCTGGGTTCATAACAACCTCCATGGTTAATTTGAATCAAGATTAAAACTATGGTTGTTTTTAGTCAACAACCATTTTCGTTTGATGGAATAAAACCTTGGTTGTACATTTGGACTATGAAAACAACACTCTCAGAAAGACTTAAAGAAGCCAGATTAGCGCGAGGCCTTACACAAAAGGCGCTTGGGGATTTGGTCGGGGTTAGCCAGGCTGCTATTCAGAAAATCGAAACAGGGAAAGCTAATCAAACAACTAAAATCGTGGAGATCGCGAACGCTTTGGGTGTGCGCGCAGAATGGTTATCTTCTGGCGTTGGAAATATGTCAGACAGTACAGTGCAACCAATACAATCAACTGTCAGCCATTCCAAATACTTTAAGATTGACGTTCTTGATATAGAAGTGAGTGCCGGGCCGGGAGTCATCAACCGTGAGTTTGTAGAAGTTCTACGCTCGGTTGAGTACTCGTTTGACGATGCTCGTCACATGTTCGATGGTAGGAAGGCAGAAAATATCCGCATCATTAACGTACGCGGTGACAGCATGTCAGGAACGATCGAACCAGGTGACCTTTTGTTCGTTGATATCACTGTTAAATCTTTCGACGGTGATGGTATCTATGCGTTTCTGTACGACGACACAGCCCATGTAAAGCGCCTGCAAATGATGAAGGATAAGCTGCTCGTTATCTCTGATAACAAGAGTTACTCACCGTGGGACCCGATCGAGAAAGACGAGATGAACCGGGTATTCATTTTCGGGAAAGTCATCGGGAGCATGCCGCAGACGTACAGGAAGCATGGGTAAACATGGAACTTATGAAACTTTAAATTAATTAAATATTGAGTTTATATAATGCAACATAATATTCATAGTGATTATTTCAAGTGGTGGTGCGGAACAGTAATCATTGGAGCAATCCCTATCTTTATTAGATTTATTGCTTATTTCATCACTAATAAAAACATAGAGCTGATCAATATAACTGAGTTGATATGTTTTGGCTTTGCCATACAAATATCCAGTATTTATTACGGAATGGGCCAACCCAGCAAGCAAACTGAAAACAATATTATTATAAACACTACCATATCGATTGTTTTCATTGTACTTTTTTCTATAATTTACATTATTGTTATGCTGGCTGATAACATCCTTAACATGAATACGACTCGCATATTAGTCGCTATTACTTGTGGTATATCCTTATACATTGGACAAAATTCAGTCAGGTGTGCTATTATCAATAACAAAGTAGTGGCGCAGGAGTAAATTATGGAGTACTTAATTACTATTTTATCCATAATAGCTGTTGTGATACCTGCTGTATTGGCATGGTTTTCAAGAAAAAACCTCAAAAATGCACAGGAAACTTTAATGCACATAGAAAGGGTCAGAAAGTCAAATAGCGATGACTTTGAAAGAAAGAAAGAACAACTTAAATATCACTAATGGAATTGGTATGCAGTTAAAAAATATCATTTATATTGATTATGAGAAGGTCTACTCTTTAAGCTCTCAATTATTTGAGGGCGTAATTCAATCCGCGATGGAGCATAAAGAGTCTACTCTTTCAAATATAGATGCGGTCGAAATAAAGACAAAAAGTAGTTCAAGTAAAACGAGTGACACAAAAAAAATATCAACAGTGTTAAACCCTCATGATTATCATTATCTGAAATTTGAAAACGAACTTAGCAAAAGAGGAATTCTGTCTAACATAACTTCCCCGATCGACTCGAACAAAATTAAGGCTAATTGCTTTGTTAAAATCACCTGCCCAATTCAATTTAATGACTATAATAAATTAAAAAATACCGCTAAGAATTTCTGTAAAACTAACTATGCTATTAATTTCGTTCATCGAAATGACGAATTAGAAAGTCTAGAATCGATGCTGAAATCGATAAAACCCAAATCCAATGAATTTAATATTATCAAGGCAAGACAAGCAGAAATTAAAAGTGAGCTTGATAATTTAACATCTCCAAATCAGAAAAAATTCTTTGAGCATTTGTCTTCTGTTTTAGATTACGCATATGGTGACGAAATAGAAATATCACAAAAAATGCAAGATATTAAATTCACCTCATTCTTAATCAGAGATTTTCTTAAAATCAGTCCAGAAATGTTTGTAAAGTTATATTCTCGTCGAACGACCTCTGCATTCACAGTCGTAGGGATAATAACGCGTACATCAACGTCTGAAGGTAATCAGGAATCAGAGGCTCGTGAACTAAACGGCATTCGCAGTGCAGTCTGGAATATGAATGACAGCCTTTTTGATCTGGAGTCAACATTTTGCGCCCCTGACTCTGATGAGTATTTCATTGAGCCTATTGCTGTTTACAATGAGCTATAAAAACAACCCGGCCACCGTGCCGGGTTTTCTTTTGCCCCTCCCCTCATCACACACACCGTTCAAAAAACCACCACAACCTCGCTTCAGTTATCGCTATGCGATGCAAGTCACAAAATAAATCCATCCTAAATACAACCAGTTATTTCTAAAATAACCAACAAAACAACTTTTGTTGTTGACGATAAAACAACTATAGTTTTAAATGAATTCATCGCAACAACACAACGATACGGCAATCACCTGATTCACCGTTGCGATGACCGCTTAGATCCGCAGCTTGAATTTCAGCAGGCTCCGGGGAGTGCGAGGGGTGAAGCGGACGCGTGAACGTCGGTGTGACCAGCTGAAATCAACTCAACACTTCATACCTCAGTCGCTTCAACGAGGCGGCTTAGTTATGACAACCGGCGGCCATCCACCGCCTGAATACGCGCAGAAGTCTCTATATGTTCAGCAGCCCAGCTTACGGGCAGGAGTTTTTATGGTTCATCAACATTACGGAACGCAGACCGTTAATCGAGGTGCGGTCATGCCAGGAATGCTGGTCAAACGCAAAGATGGTACCTGGACTGCATCAGCTAATTTACGCGGACGACTTTATCTGCATCGCGGCATTGAGCGCACTTATACCCGTGACTTGCTCGTGGAAGTTTTTCTCGACGGACGCGGCAACGGTCTGAATCACTAATCCCCTTTCCTGTTTTCCGAATCAGCCAGGCATTCCGCGGGCGATTTTTTCACAGCCATTTTCAGGAGTTCAGCCATGAACGCTTATTACATTCAGGATCGTCTTGAGGCTCAGAGCTGGGCGCGTCACTACCAGCAGATCGCCCGTGAAGAGAAAGAGGCAGAACTGGCAGACGACATGGAAAAAGGCCTGCCCCAGCACCTGTTTGAATCGCTATGCATCGATCATTTGCAACGCCACGGGGCCAGCAAAAAAGCCATTACCCGTGCGTTTGATGACGATGTTGAGTTTCAGGAGCGCATGGCAGAACACATCCGGTACATGGTTGAAACCATTGCTCACCACCAGGTTGATATTGATTCAGAGGTATAAAACGGATGAGTACAGCACTCGCAACGCTGGCAGGGAAGCTGGCTGAACGTGTCGGCATGGATTCTGTCGACCCACAGGAACTGATCACCACTCTTCGCCAGACGGCATTTAAAGGTGATGCCAGCGATGCGCAGTTCATCGCATTGTTGATCGTCGCCAACCAGTACGGCCTTAATCCGTGGACGAAAGAAATTTACGCCTTCCCTGATAAGCAGAACGGCATCGTTCCGGTGGTGGGCGTTGATGGCTGGTCCCGCATCATCAATGAAAACCAGCAGTTTGATGGCATGGACTTTGAGCAGGACAATGAATCCTGTACATGCCGGATTTACCGCAAGGACCGTAATCATCCGATCTGCGTTACCGAATGGATGGATGAATGCCGCCGCGAACCATTCAAAACTCGCGAAGGCAGAGAAATCACGGGGCCGTGGCAGTCGCATCCCAAACGGATGTTACGGCATAAAGCCATGATTCAGTGTGCCCGTCTGGCCTTCGGATTTGCTGGTATCTATGACAAGGATGAAGCCGAGCGCATTGTCGAAAATACTGCATACACTGCAGAACGTCAGCCAGAACGCGACATCACTCCGGTTAACGATGAAACCATGCAGGAGATTAACACTCTGCTGATCGCCCTGGATAAAACATGGGATGACGACTTATTGCCGCTCTGTTCCCAGATATTTCGCCGCGACATTCGTGCATCGTCAGAACTGACACAGGCCGAAGCAGTAAAAGCTCTTGGATTCCTGAAACAGAAAGCCGCAGAGCAGAAGGTGGCAGCATGACACCGGACATTATCCTGCAGCGTACCGGGATCGATGTGAGAGCTGTCGAACAGGGGGATGATGCGTGGCACAAATTACGGCTCGGCGTCATCACCGCTTCAGAAGTTCACAACGTGATAGCAAAACCCCGCTCCGGAAAGAAGTGGCCTGACATGAAAATGTCCTACTTCCACACCCTGCTTGCCGAGGTTTGCACCGGTGTGGCTCCGGAAGTTAACGCTAAAGCACTGGCCTGGGGAAAACAGTACGAGAACGACGCCAGAACCCTGTTTGAGTTCACTTCCGGCGTGAATGTTATTGAATCCCCGATCATCTATCGCGACGAAAGTATGCGCACCGCCTGCTCTCCCGATGGTTTATGCAGTGATGGCAACGGCCTTGAACTGAAATGCCCGTTTACCTCCCGGGATTTCATGAAGTTCCGGCTCGGTGGTTTCGAGGCCATAAAATCGGCTTACATGGCCCAGGTGCAGTACAGCATGTGGGTGGCACGAAAAGATGCCTGGTACTTTGCCAACTATGACCCGCGCATGAAGCGTGAAGGCCTGCATTATGTCGTGATTGAGCGGAATGAAAAGTACATGGCGAGTTTTGACGAGATGGTGCCGGAGTTCATCGAAAAAATGGACGAGGCACTGGCTGAAATTGGTTTTGTATTTGGGGAGCAATGGCGATGACGCATCCTCACGATAATATCCGGGTAGGCGCGATCACTTTCGTCTACTCCGTTACAAAGCGAGGCTGGGTATTTCCCGGCCTTTCTGTTATCAGAAATCCACTGAAAGCACAGCGGCTGGCTGAGGCGATAAATAATAAACGGGGGCTGTATGACTGATTTCACCGGAAGCAATACTCCTGCCGAACATCGCGACAGCTGGCGCACACCACCAGAGATTTTTGCTGCGCTTAATGCAGAGTTCGTTTTTCAACTTGATGCTGCCGCCAGCGAAAAAAACCGACTATGTCGGCTTTTTATCTCACAGGAGCAGAACACATTAACCACTTCATGGCCTGAAGCAATGGGATATGCCTCTGGTTATGTCTGGTTGAATCCACCATACAGCAATATTTCCCCTTTTGTGAAAAAGGCAGCCACTGAAAACAAATTCAGTAGTGTGGGATGTGTAATGTTATTGCCTGCTGACACATCTGTCGGATGGTTTCATGAAGCGATACAAACCGCCAGTGAGGTCAGATTCATCACGGCAGGACGACTGGCATTTATTAACCCACTCACTGAGAAACCCGTCAGTGGAAATAATAAAGGCTCGATGCTCATTATCTGGCACCCATACCCCCGTACACACTGCCACTTTACGACCGTTGATCGTGGAGAGTTGATGGCGTTCGGCTCAAGGATTCTTGCCCGTCGGGAGGCTGCATGACAACCACGGAATGCATTTTTCTGGCAGCGGGCTTCATATTCTGTGTGCTTATGCTTGCCGACATGGGACTTGTTCAATGACACTTCAGCAGGAAAACGCCCTTCGCAGCATAGCCCGTCAGGCTAATTCTGAAATCAAAAAAGCCAGACAGCAGTTTCCGGATAAAAACGTCGATGACATTTGCCGTAGCGTACTGAAGAAGCACCGCGAAACGGTAACGCTGATGGGATTCACACCGACTCATTTAAGCCTGGCAATCGGCATGTTAAACGGCGTCTTTAAGGAGCGATGAACATGAAAAGCAAAATCATCAGGGAGCTACAGGCTCCTTTTTTATTATTCGCATTCACCCTCAAGCGTATTAACCAACAATTCAGGGATTAATGGAAGATGGCAGACATCATTGATTCAGCATCAGAAATCGAAGAATTACAGCGCAATACAGCAATAAAAATGCGTCGTCTGAACCACCAGGTTATATCTGCCACTCATTGTTGTGAGTGTGGCGATCCCATAGATGAACGAAGACGCCTGGCCGTTCAGGGTTGTCGGACTTGTGCAAGTTGCCAGGAGGAGATCGAACTTAAGAACAAACAATGGGGATTGTGATGGCCTCAAAGCAGCAAATTTCAACATCGTCCAACTGAGGTGTAAAAATGTTCAGAATCATTTTGCCTAACACCTGGTACGTCGACCACCACGGCACTCCCTGCAAAATCCTGCGTTCTACCCACAACAAAGTTCACTACATCCGAAAAGGCAGAACATGTATCGCCAGCATGTTCCGCTTTAATCATGACTTTGAACCTGTGAATAAAGCTGATGCAGATCGGATAGCAGAAGAGATCGAAACGGCAGAACACATTAAGAAGTTACGTGACATGCGTTCAAAAAGCAGAGGTAACCATGGAATCATACAGCCTCACACTCGATGAGGCCTGTCAGTTTCTCAAGATATCCAGACCTACCGCTACCAACTGGATACGAACAGGCCGCCTACAGGCAACACGCAAAGACCCCACTAAACTAAAATCTCCTTACCTCACAACACGACAAGCCTGCATTGCGGCGCTTCAGTCTCCGCTGCATACTGTCCAGGTGAGCGCGGGTGATGGCATAACAGAGGAAAGAAAATGTCACTCTTCCGCAGAGGTGAAATATGGTACGCCAGTTTCACATTGCCGAACGGTAAAAGATTTAAACAGTCTCTTGGAACAAAGGACAAAAGGCAGGCGACAGAACTCCATGACAAGCTAAAGGCTGAAGCATGGCGGGTCAGCAAACTTGGTGAAATACCTGATATAACGTTCGAGGAAGCTTGTGTCAGGTGGCTTGAAGAGAAAGCACATAAAAAATCACTGGACGATGACAAAAGCCGGATCGGATTCTGGCTTCAACATTTCGCAGGAATGCAACTAAGAGACATTACTGAATCAAAAATTTATTCAGCAATGCAGAAAATGACGAACCGGCGTCATGAGGAAAACTGGAAACTCAGGGCAGAAGCATGCAGAAAAAAAGGGAAACCTGTTCCAGAATACACGCCAAAACCAGCGTCCGTTGCAACGAAGGCTACGCATCTTTCATTTATAAAGGCCCTACTAAGAGCCGCAGAGCGTGAATGGAAAATGCTGGATAAGGCACCAATTATTAAAGTGCCTCAACCAAAGAATAAACGGATCCGCTGGCTGGAGCCCCATGAAGCACAAAGGCTGATTGATGAATGTCCGGAGCCATTAAAGTCTGTTGTTGAATTTGCACTGGCAACAGGCTTAAGACGCTCGAACATCATCAACCTTGAATGGCAACAAATAGATATGCAGCGCCGGGTGGCATGGATAAACCCGGAAGAGAGTAAATCAAACCGCGCAATTGGCGTTGCGCTGAATGATACTGCATGTCGCGTATTGAAAAAACAAATCGGGAATCATCACCGTTGGGTATTTGTGTACAAGGAAAGCTGTACCAAACCAGACGGAACGAAAGCGCCAACAGTAAGGAAGATGCGGTATGACGCAAACACAGCCTGGAAAGCGGCGCTGAGACGGGCTGGTATTGATGATTTCAGATTTCACGACTTGAGACACACCTGGGCAAGTTGGCTGGTTCAAGCCGGAGTCCCGTTGTCAGTGTTACAGGAAATGGGAGGCTGGGAGTCTATCGAAATGGTTCGTCGATATGCTCACCTTGCACCTAATCACCTTACCGAACACGCACGGCAAATAGACTCGATCCTGAACCCATCGGTCCCAAATTTGTCCCAGTCAAAAAATAAGGAAGGTACTAATGATGTGTAACTTATTGATTTTAATGGTGCCGATAATAGGAGTCGAACCTACGACCTTCGCATTACGAATG